ATTTTGTTAGACAACAGGAACTAAATTTCCACCTCGGCAATGCTATTAAATATATCTGCAGAGCAGGTTATAAGGATAGCAAGATACAAGACTTAGAAAAAGCAATCCACTATTTAGAAAACGAACTACACCATGAAGAGCAGCTTCTTATCAGATCAGGCGAAGGAATTCCGATCGAAGTACGAGATCAGGAACAGTCATTCGAGAGACAAGCGTACATATCAGAAAATGCTTGTGATTGAAGAGTTCAAAGAATTCTTAGAAGCTGAAGATCAGTTGTATAGGGATAACCCTACTGTAACTGCTGAAGCTTTGAAGGAGTTAGCTGATCTAGTCTATGTATGCTACCAATATGCTGAGAATATGAACTGGTTCTTAGATGAAGCCCTAAACAGAGTACACGAAAGTAATATGTCCAAGCTCGATGAGGACGGTAAACCAATATATCGAGAAGATGGAAAGGTTCTTAAAGGACCAAATTATAAACCACCTGATCTATCTGATTTACTATGACAGCAGAATTAATCTCCCGTACTGGTCGGGTCCAACAGTGGTTGGATAACCCAGAATCTAGACTTCCAGTGAGTTGTACGGTATTTGTCGTAGAGGACTCTATGGAAGGTGAAAATGGAATCGAAGCAAGTTGGAGATACGTCTCCCATGGACTCAGATATGGAGCAGGAGTTGCTGTCCATCTATCTAAGCTCCGAGCCAAAGGAAGTGAAAACGGCAAAGGTCTTACAGCTTCTGGCCCAGTATCATTCGCTAAAATCTATTCAACATTAAATGAAACATTACGCAGGGGCGGGCATTACAAGAACGGGGCTGTTGTGGCTCATCTTGATATCAATCACCCCGATATTCTTGAGTTCGTGCAGCTTGAAAGGCATGATGCTCCGTGGATTAAAAGATGCGTCGATCTCGATGCCGGACTCTGGAATTCCACAGACGCCAGAGTTAAAGATGCCATCCTCCACGGAATTAAGTCCGGGGATATCTGGCTTAACAAAATAAAGTATCAACATGGACAACGAATATACGGAAACGTGTGTCTTGAGGTTTACCTGCCCTCACGAGGAACGTGCTTGCTCCAACATTGCAATCTCTCTGCCTGTGATACACGGGATCTCAAAGAGGCTTTCGCTCAAGGTATGTCCGAGCTGTGCGATCTCCATGGCAGAACAGGTGTTGGAGGGACTGGAGAGTACCTATCCTCGGACATCGACAGGCAAGTCGGGCTCGGAATGCTTGGACTGGCCAATTTCCTACGAAGGCACGACTTAACTTATAAAGAGTTTGGTTATGCATTAGAAGCAGTAAACTCTCAGGAACCTAAGAATGGTTTAACTGAAGAAGCTATAGATATTGCATATGCTTTTAGAGAAGCGATAGAAGGTGCAGCATATATAGCAAAACAAAATAATATGGTACGTGCTTTTGCAATAGCACCTACAGCCTCATGTTCTTATAGAAGTGAGGATAAGGATGGCTTTACAGCTACTCCAGAAATTGCACCACCTATAAGCCGTACTGTGGACCGTGATAGCGGCACGTTCGGTGTACAATCTTATGATTATGGTAATGTAGAAATTGCCAGTGAAGTTGGTTGGGATAGCTACAAAAGAGTGGCTGATCAACTAATGATTATGTTAGAAAATACGGGACTTCTTCACGGCTATTCATTTAATAGCTGGAGCGATGTTGTTACTTACGACAGAAACTTTGTGGAAGAGTGGTTGTTATCACCCCAGACCTCCCTTTACTACTCCCTGCAAGTAATGGGCGACACTCAAGATAAGAGCGATGCGTATGCAGCATTAGATAAATCGGAAGTCGATGATTACTTACAGGATATTCTCGGAAACGAGCCAATAACCTGTGATTGTCAAGAATGAGAAAACATCCTTATACAAAATTAATGGACCGCAAACGAAAGTGGTCCCCTGTAAAACCAACAGCTGGAAAGCTTAAAGAAGGTGCTGAAGAAACCATCCTCCGTGCTCTCTCAATACGTCATATGGAGCTCCCTGTCGGAAGCTTCATTAGTGAGGCATTGGAGAAGAGTATTCCCGATAATGCCAGGGAACTCCTTGAATCAAATGTTAAAGACGAGGAAAGGCATGACCTTGCGTTAGGGTATATAGCTGACGCACATAAAGTAAACGATAAAGATGAGAATGAGGGGAAGTTATTAAGAGATGCTTGGATACAACATCCTGACCATACAATACTTAAAGCTCTCGTGGCTGAAAGAGCAATCTTCTTTGTTCTTCTCCCTTTCTTTAGGTTTAATGGCGATCCTGCTATTAGGACAGTGGCGGCAGATATCTCGAGGGACGAACAAATCCATGTCGGATGTAATACTCTTGTATGTCATGAGCTGGGTGTATCTCCTTCTCCTTCTTTGGATAAACTTAGGAAGGCCACTATTAACTGGGTAATGGAGCCACTAGGTATAAATACGACCGATAAATATTTGGACAAAAATTTTTGGCTGAATGCGAGCGATCGCTTAATGTATGAAGGGAAAGCCCCAGAGTTTTCCGAGACACAGAGAGCCCGTATGCCAGCTTTTTTCGAACACTCCAATGTCAATCTCCCTAAATACGCTTAAGCTTCACAACGAAAGAGTTGATGAACTGTTTAAGAAAGTAGAGGACAATTTCAAATGGAACCCTGTCCACCCAAAAGAACCGATCGAATCGATCATGTACCGTGCTGGCCAAGCTAGTGTGGTAGAATATATACGAAACTTATTAGAGGAAGAAAACTAATGTGTGTAGGAGCATTATTCGGTGGAGGACCAAAGCCACCACCAGCACCACCAAGGCAAGCACCGCCTCCAAGTATGAAGGCAGCTGCACCACCACCTGAAATGGTATCACCTGAAAAGATTAAAGAAGAAGTAGGTGATGAGGAAAAACTAACAACTAAAAAGAAAAAAGCTTTAGAAATCAAAGCAACAAAAGAAGGAGTGAAACAGTTCGGAGCGATTAGCCCTTCAACACTACCAAGTTCTCCACAAGGTGGAGTTAATACCCCAACATAAGGAGGAATAGATATGTGTTTAGGAGGAGGGTCATCAGCCCCAGCTTATAAACCACTTCAAAGGATCGATCCACCACCTGGACCACCATCTCCACAAGATATGGTTAACGATCAAGCTGTTGAGAATGCTAATCCAAGAGATCAGCAGCAAGCAAAACGTCAAGCTAACAGAGGACCAACAGCCTCAAGTCAGTCAGCTAAAATTACAGACAAGGCATACTAATGAAAGCACGTGATAGATACACCCAACTAACAAGAGGTAGATCACAGTTCCTGGATACCGCTGTTGAGTGTTCTAGATTAACACTGCCTTACCTAGTACAAGAAGATTTAAGTTCACGTCCAACACACCAGAAGTTACATACTCCTTGGCAGTCAGTTGGAGCCAAGTCAGCAGTCAATTTAGCAGCAAAGCTTATGCTTGCATTGCTACCACCACAGACTAGCTTCTTTAAATTTCAAATTAAAGATTCAAAACTTGGTGTAGAATTCCCACCAGAAATTAAAAGTGAATTAGATTTATCCTTCTCCAAGATGGAAAGGATGGTCATGGATTACATCAATGCTTCTACGGATAGAGTAGTAGTACACCAAGCTCTCAAACATTTGATTGTCTCTGGTAATGCATTGATATTTATGGGCAAAGATGGTCTCAAAAACTATCCCCTAAATCGTTACGTTGTTAATCGTGATGGAGACGGGAATGTATGTGAGATCGTAACAAAGGAACTAATCAGTCGTAAGATACTCGGTCAAGATCTGCCAGTACCTTTACCTAATTCCCCAGGGGATGATGGTTACAAGACAGGATCTGATGATCAAGACGTTGAGGTGTACACCTACGTCAGACTTGATGATAATGGTAGATGGATATGGCATCAAGAAGCATTTGATAATATACTACCTGGTAGTCGCAGCACTGCACCTAAGAATGCATCTCCCTGGCTCGTATTGAGATTCAATACAGTGGACGGAGAGGATTACGGAAGGGGCAGAGTCGAAGAATTCCTTGGGGACATTAGATCCCTAGAAGGATTATCCCAAGCTCTCGTAGAGGGTTCAGCTGCAGCAGCTAAGGTAGTCTTCTTGGTTTCACCATCCAGTACTACAAAACCTAAAACTATTGCCGACGCTGGTAACGGAGCTATCGTACAGGGAAGACCTGACGATGTTGGAGTTATACAGGTAGGTAAGACTGCTGATTTTCGAACAGCACAAGAACAGATGCAAGCGCTTGAACGTAGAATCAGTGAAGCATTCCTTGTGCTACAGGTTAGACAGAGCGAGAGGACAACTGCAGAAGAGGTACGCCTCACACAGATGGAGTTAGAACAACAGCTTGGTGGATTATTCTCACTGTTGACTGTTGAATTTTTA